TAGATCAAATAATCTCCGGATAGCTTTTGATCTATTAGTCCTTCACCTTTATCTGCACTAGAGCTAAGAGGTACTAATACACGAATTAAGTTACCAATACCTCTTTCTTCTTGAAGATAAGGTACGCCAGCAACATCGATATTTACCACGCTCCTAAGCATAATATTTCTAAGAGATTTACTTTCCATCTTTTTTTGATATTTGCCTGCATCTTCAGAATGATCATGATAACCATTAATCGTATCGAAAATACGAGATGCAGCTATTGTAGAATAAAAACGAGAAGTATAATCACCAACACTTTTTTCATCGTTTTCAGTTTTACCTATTACTAGGCTATCATCAACGGTAAGAGCCTGATCTTTAAAGTTTCTTTGTATAGTACCAGGGATCTTACCTGTATAATAAAGATTTTCTAATGTGTTTACTGAATTATATAAAAACTCATATGCACCTGCACTTGTTAAATCAAGAACCTGAAACTTAGAACCGTATGCACCATCCATAGCAACATTTAATACACTTTCCAAACTAAGAGGTTTCCAGTTTTTAATATAAAAGAAATCTTGAGGACGAGATCCCTTGGAGGTATTTGTATTTGTTGAAGAATAGATATATTCAAATCCCTTTTTAAACGTATTCCAGGGTTTAGTAGAAAAAATTGTTTCAAAATCATTTAATATTAGTTTATCACTTCTTAATGTTGAATAAAAAAAGTATGGTGTTCCCTGCGGGGAAGTAATACGATCTCTTATCATTTCAATTGCATCAAGTGGGGTAAGATAAGGAATAATATAACGAAATGCTGGTTGCAAAGAAGGTAAATCGGATTTTATTTCATAATCCATATTAAAATAATTATATAAAATTCTTTCAATAATCTTTTCGCCTTTACCCTCGAATTTTTTACTTACCTTTTGTATATAATTTAAATAGGCATGCTTTTCAATAATTGTATAGAGATCCATAGATTCTCTATCATTTACTTTAGAAGATTCCTCTACCTTGGTAATCATAAATGTTTTAGTAATTGATTCTATATCAGAACCAACAGGTCCTTCAATAGTAATATTTACTTCCTCGTTTCCGTATATCCCAAAAGAGCTACGAATACCATTATCGTCTTTTAAAAGGAAGTTTCCTGTTAAGTATGGAAATTCTATATTTTCGAATATATTTAATTCGGAGATAAGTACAGGATTAATTTCCAAATCTTGGCCTGGAAATCTATCTGAGGAAATAATAAATTCTTTTATCCTATACTGGGACTGATCAATGGCCATATTAGTCCCTCAACAACTTTTTCCATTCAGCTACTATGCCTTCGATTGCTGACGGCTTAATAATCTTAATAATTTTTAAATCTTCGTTTTGTTGTTGTAATCTTTCCTTATATGTAACTGGAATTAATCCTGTTGTTACCTGGGCATAAGGATCAATATCAACCCATACACCCGAAGAATTTTCATAATGATGTACTGCATTATATTCAACTATTTCACTTTTTAATACTACCGTTCTTGGCTCACCAGCTTCTATTAAAACTTCTACCGGTTCAGTTTGATCGAATGCTGTATCAGATTCAACAAATATCTGGCCTAAATCAAGGTTTCTTTTTAAAATAGTTCCGCTTACACTACTATTTGTACCTGTAATAACTCTACCAGGAATAAAGTATTCAGCTATTTCCTCTTCGGTAATTAGAACACGGTGTGGATATACTCGTTCAGCCTTTGCTGCAATTTCTTGTTCTGTCAATGGCCACCCTTGCTCTCGTAAATTATCATTTAATAAGAAAAGCGTCCAATGATAATCTTGAGTTCCATATAAACTCTGAGATACAATATCTGGCCTATCTCCGTCAAGTATAGTAAAAGATTCATAAAAAGAAATTTCATCTTTTATTTGATCGATAAGATCAATATATGCAGTAAGATTCTGAGCGATGTTCTGATCGTTTTCATCACCGAACTTATAAAATACTTTTGGAAAAAATTTAAAATAATTTGACATTTTAATATCCGTTATTGATATCTTGTCTGCTGAGTGTCGTATCTTCTACGAAAGACATAGTAATATCTGTTTCTAGGAAATTACCATCTTCGTGCATACCCATACCAGAAGGATTGTAACTTGCAGTAAAGTTTCTTAAATATGACGGTTTAATCTTTGTAGCAATCTGTTGGTTACTATTATATCTAAATTCTATACTGAATAGGTTCGGCATTCTATATGCCAAACTACCTGTAACCCCACCAATACCAACTTCAATTTCTTCAGGATAAAGTTCTTTTCTAAAGAAGGCTATAATCTTTTTTATCTCTTCTGCTTCTCTTGCTGAGGTTGCAATCATTTTAAATGTAAATGAAAATTCTCTTAGATTAACGGCACGGAATAAACTTCTAGTATTAGGATTTACTGCTACACGAGTTCCTCTTGCAATTGCACCCGCAGCGCCTTGTGCCCCAACGGCTCGTGCTGCTCTTTGTACTGCAAATGCTCCAGCTGTACTTTGTAGATTAGGATTTTTAAATACATCAACTAGTGATGTAATATCTGCACCTGCTAGTGCTTGACCAGCTAATGATAAAGCATCACTAGTTCCTCCTGCTATACCAGCTTCGACTGCTGCACCAGCAGTACCAAGATCAATCGGTCCTACTTGTACACCATCGGTAATTTGAATAGCTTGAGGAAGATATAATCGAACTTCTTTACCAATCTGCTGTAATCGTAATTGTCTATCACCTCTTGGTGAAATATTAACATTAGAACTCTGTTTACCCTCAAATTGTTTTAGATCTTCAGAAGTTTTTCTTTTAAAAGTTTGGGGATCAATATTTACTCTCCGCGGGTCACCAGAAGAAGTAGCAATTGGATTTCCGTTCCGATCAATAGAATAATTTCCGGATTGATTTTTCTTTCTCAATGACTCTTTTATTATAGGATCCGCGTAGGGATCTTGGAATCCCTGACTTGTTGCATCACCGGAATTTGTTACCTTTGAACTAGCCGAGGTTATAATTTGAGAAAGGTCATCGATAATAGATTCAGGCTTGAGAGGTTTAAAAATTACTTCAGCAGCATATCCATAAGATTCTAGAGGATATTTAAGAGATGCTGGTTGGTCTGCTCCGCTTCGAGCACTACCTCCCAGGGTAGATATTGCATCCGATATAAATTTAGAAAAAGAAGAGGAACCAGAAGTATTTACTGCTTTCCGACTAGAAACCCCTTCATCGATTGGAACAGCGTCCGGCGACGGTTTGAAGTTAACTATGGTGCCGTTACTCTGTCGATATCTGGCCATTTTAAATACCTATAAATATAAAAATCTTAACATTATTTATATAGAAACTATGGCCTATTCTGGAAAATATAAAATCAAGAATCCAAGCAAATACCAAGGTAATCCAACCAATGTTATTTACCGATCCCTATGGGAAAAATACTGTTTTAAATGGTGTGACGAATCAAGTGACATACTTAAATGGTCAAGTGAAGAAACCGTTATACCTTATTTCTACGATGTTGATAAAAGATACCATCGATACTACGTTGACCTAAAAATTACTTTTAAAAACAAAGAGACCTGGCTTATTGAAATCAAACCGAAGAAAGAAACAAAGCCGCCGGAATATCCTGGACGTAAGACTAGGCGTTATATAACAGAGGGTATAACCTATGTTAGAAATCAGAATAAATGGAAGGCAGCAGAACAGTTTGCTAAGGATAGAGGTTGGAGATTTGCTATATGGACTGAAGATACATTAGAGAAAATGGGTATTAAACCCCGATCAACTAAACCACTAAAACCCTATAAAAGACGTAGCAAATCGACATAAATAGATGTACTATGAGTAATTTATTTCAAAAACTAGAGCTTGAAGCTTTCCGTGCCGGTATTACACCACGAACTGCTGAATCACGTGAGTGGTTCCGTAAGAAAGTGGCAAATATGCGGAATATAAATCGTAATACATTAATGAGAGACGAATCGTTACAGTTAAGAAATCGTCAACTTGTTGGTTCAATGAATATGTTTTTTTATGATCCAAAGAATAAAGATACCCTTCCTTATTATGATAGATTCCCTTTGGCTATTATTGTTGGTCCTGCTGAAAAAGGATTTTATGGTTTAAATCTACACTATCTGTCACCAATACTTCGAGCTAAGTTTTTAGATTCTCTTATGGATATTACTAACAACCGAAGATATGACGAAACAACTAAATTTCGCATGTCATACGATTTACTACAACGTGCTGGAAAATACAAATACTTCAAGCCGTGTTTCAAACATTATCTTACTGATCATGTAAGATCACGCTTTGCAAGAGTAGAAGCACCAGAGTGGGAAATCGCAACATTTTTACCAACAGCTGATTTTGCAAAATCGACTCGATCGAATGTATACAGAGAGTCAGCAAGAATTGCGAGACAAAGATGATCGATAGACTTAAATCGCAGATTTCATCTAAACGTGGTGTTGCCTCACCTAACTATTATAAAGTAACATTACCTGGGGCAAGGTTTGGAAGTAATTCAGATCAACTTAATCTTCTTTGTCGGGGAGTAAATATTCCAGGTAGACAAATGGTTACTACTGATCGAAAGATTGGTAATACACTTATAAAAGTTGCGCAAGATCATGCATTTGACGATGTTACACTTACATTTTTACTTTTAAATGATTATGGCGTACGTCGGTATTTCGAAAACTGGCAAGCTACTATAATTAATCGAGATACAAAAGAAGTTGGTTATTTTAAAGATTATGCATTTCCAGTACAGATTGCGCAATTAAAGAAAGGCGTTGGGTTTCCAATTGCTAATATAGATCTCGGTCTTCCAAGTCTACCATCAGAGATTCAAGGAAGATTACCAAGTCTTGGACCAATCAATCTTGCCCAAGGCGAAATTGATTTTAATTTTTTGACCGGTGGAGATGTTATTTACGAATGTGAGCTTCTGGATGCATATCCAACCAATATGGGTCAGATTCAATTAGCAGATACAGCTGAAAACTCACTTATAGAAATTACTATCCAGTTAACATATCGTAACTGGAGACAAACTGGTACTTCAGAAGGATCACCAGTAACCGATTTTATACAATCACAAATTGGCACTTTCGTCAGTAGATTATTTAGTTAGGATGAATTAGAATATGGCACTACCAAAGTTTAATGATACACCAATATATGAAACAACTATTCCTTCAATAAGTAAGAAAATAAAGTTTCGCCCATTTTTGGTAAAAGAACAAAAGATCTTGATGATTGCACATGAAAGTCAGGATCAAAGACAAATTGCAAGATCAATTTTAGATACGATCGAATCATGTATTCAGGAAGAGATTAGTACTAAAACTCTTACCTCCTTTGATATTGAATATTTGTTCTTAAATATTAGAGCAAAATCAGTAGGAGAAAATGTAGATTTATTACTACCTTGTACAAGTGACGAGTGTAATCATTCTACTCAAGTTAGTATTAATTTAGAAGAAATTAAATTAGAAGGTGATAAACCCCCACCAATTATAAAACTGAATGATCAGTATGAATTACAATTACGTTATCCTAGATATGATGATATTATAGAAATAGCCGGTGCGGGTGACGTAGGTCTTACTGAACAGATGTATGCTATGATGCAAGCTTGTATGGGTACGCTTTTATCAGAAGACGAAAGAATAGATTTTACCGACGAATCGAAGGAAGAGATTTCTGAATTCTTAGATTCTTTACCAACAAAGGTATTTGAACAGATTGTATCCTTTACACAGGATCTTCCGGCATTAAAATATAAATCTGAATATGTTTGTTCAGAATGCGGTAAAGAAAATGAAAGAACTATAGAAGGATTAGCGGATTTTTTGCAATATGCCTCTCCCACGACGATTTAGTGAATTTTTATCAAATAAATTATAAGCTGATGCAAAACTTTAATTATTCTTTAAGTGATCTAGAAAATCAAATGCCCTGGGAGAGGGAAATTTACGTAACTATGTTAATACAAGACTTGAAAGAACAAAAAGAAGAACAACAAAGACAAGCTATGAATAGAGGCTAATATGTCAACCTTAAAAGATGTAGTAAAACAGTTACAGGAGAATAACGAAGAGTTATCCTCTATGAATGCAAATCTTGCAGCAATGTTTCGGTTTGATAGGGAAAAGGCAAGACTTGATAAAGCTGCATATCTAGATCAGATTGCTGAAAAACGGAAACGTTCTGCTGCTCCTGCCGCTGGCGCAGGAATTGTTGGTGCAGCTGCATCAACTGGTGACAAAGGATTAGCTCTTCTCGGATTACCATCACTTGCTACACTATTACCTGCTATTGGTGCCATTGGTGCTACTATGGCAGGTTTAGATGATGCCTTTAAAGCACTAAGAGTTATAGATTTAGGAAAAGGAATTCTTGACGGGGTAAAAGCATTTAATGGTAAAACATT